GCTAAACGTTCCCCTGCAAAGAGAGTAACGTCTGTAGGGATATAGCGAATGCGAACTCTAATAGCAGTCCAACGCGAATCCCCAAAAGTAGTCGATAAATAATAATTAAGATTTCCGCTAACATTTGCTGCTGATGAAGCTGTAACTGTAAATGTATTTTGTGTTGTACTAACAATAGTTAAAGTTGCATCAACTCCTCCTCCAGATTGAATATCTAAATAGACATTTTCTCCTGGATATAGACCATGATCTTGCTTTGAAATTACCAGCGTAGTACCTGTCTGATTATAAGTTCCACTAACCACATTTCCTAAGTATCTAACAGCCAAGATCGGTAATCCGTGCTCATAAAAACTAAAAGCATCGGTATCTCTCATACCAACTAATTGTTCACCTAACTCTTGATTAACAGAAGGAAAAGTATATATTCGAGCAGGAATAAATACACCTGGATACTGTTGAAAAGTAAAATAAACGCGATAATCCCCTCTTTTACCTCTTTCTGAAGCTGTAGAACCTAAAAAACTTTGAGTTGCTGTATATAATTCATATCCTCTTCTCCAACGAGACCATAAAGAATCTGTATTGTAAAAAGCAATTTCACTATGTTTATAATTTTTTGTCTTCCTACTTACACCAAAAGGTTGACTATCTTTTTCCCACTTTGCAGGTTTATTAAACTGATCTGCATCTTCAAGTTTCCTTGAAAATTTAGTATTAAAACCTATCCTTGATGGATTACTAAAATCCCTTACGCCAAATGGCATTGTTCTTAATAAAAACCACCTTGAACATTACAATAGAAACCAGTTGTTAATGCCGTAGATCCACTAGCAGCTACATATAAAGCTTGACCCCTCTTTAACATAAGACCACGTTGTTTAGGAGCTACTTCATTATTTCCAGATCCAAAGTTAGAACCAGCTTGAACTACAGGATGATTAATTAAAGGTAATTCTTCATTTAAAGTTAAACTGTAATATTGCTTAGACGCAACAGAATCAATACTCGAAGTAAATAATGGGAAGAATTGGTTTGTATTAGTAACAGTTCCAGTACTTACTAAATAAAAACAAAATAAAGTTGGTTGATAAACAGTTACGTTACCAGTGATATTTCCTTGAGAAGGTATTGTTACTGTAAAAGTTGTAGCAGTTACAGAAGAAACAGTAAAAGTATTATCAACAGGAACAGTACCAGAACTATATGTAGTGAAGTCCAACATAACTTGTTGTCCTTCTTTTATATGATGACCACCAGCAATAGTAACTGTACAAGTTGTTGAATTAGCTACATATGTTCCAGGTGTTCCAGCAACAGGAGCTAAAAAATCAACTTCATGTTTTGCATATTGAAACCAAATTTCATCAATATATGCACCACTAATAGCTGTATCTGTTAATGCTGAGTCTGCATCGAAAATTTTTGTAGCGTTACCAACAGCAGTTGGGGTATAGCTAGTATTAAAACTTTGACCAGCCGCAACAGTAACAAGAGTAGATGTTGTCGCTGGACGATCTACCATTAATGGCTGTTTATTTGAACTACTGCTTGACACGTTTATTTACTAGTAGATTTAAAACCTATTATAACGGAAGAGTTTCTTACAATTTAAAAGTAACCACCTACATGTGGCCAATCATCAGGAAAAGTTTCCCAAGTAGGCATATTTTGAAATGTTTCCCAAACTCCTAAATCTTGTGGTTTAACAGCTTTATCTGAATAACCTACTCCTTGTGGAGCAGCCATATAATCTGGAATAATAGAACCAACTGCAGCCATTCTTATACGTGACATTTATCTTCTCAAATCTATTCCTAATCTAGAACCAGCAACCCTACGTGGCTCTCTAGATGTACGAAACTTTTCTTCACCGCCACGCTCTGGTTCATAAGGTAGTCTTACTCTCCAACGATGAGGTCTTATTCCTTCTCTATAACCTAATTTAGTGGTAGGACGTATCGACATTTTATGAAGCAGCTACACTAAAAACTACAGTTGCGTCAGTACCTCCGTTTTCTGAAATAAATCTTGGTCTTATCCATCTAACAGGAGTATTTGCAACGTTATATGCGTAAGTACCGTTAGAAGTTATTGTCTTTTCAGAAATAATTTCAGCATAATTTGTTCCATCAATACTTCCTTCTAAACTAACTTTTACATTAGTATTTATGGTGGCAACAGTAGCTAGAAGAGTATAGTCTTTCGTGTTAAAAGTATTGTTTACAGCTACTTGTAAAGCGGTACCAACACCAATAGCTGATAAAGCACTATCAGTTTGGAAAATAGTATCTTGAAAATAAGGTATAGCCATGAATTTTTAGTTGACCTATTACTAAGAATAACAGGGGGAAACGCTATCTATAATTTGTTTCTAAAACAAGTCTGGTACCTACAGCTACATCAGCTGGGCCAGGTAATGCCTGAATGAATTCTGCACCTTCTCTGTTAAATCTATATCTAGCTTGCTCTGGGTTCCTGTAGTTTGGAACATATAAATGAAGAGCTAATCTATCTGTTTCATATAAATAAATCTGTGTCCAAGTTTTTAGTGTATCTTTGAAATCAGATGTTGAAATTGTACGATCAACGTCTCCAGCAATGCTTTCAATACGACTCTTAGGAGCTGAATCATTATTCACACTTCCTGTCATATCAGTACGTTTCTCAGCTTCGTCACAACGACTAACCTGTTCAACAATTTTGTCATACCAATAGGAATCTTGAATATTATCTAACGCTTCCTCAAGACGTCCTTGGTCACCCGCAGGCACCGAAGTTAAGTTATAGCCTAAGTGCCATCTAACCTTAGACTTCAAAAAAGTATCAAGCTTCATTAACTAATAACAAATAAGCCTATCCCTAGTTTACTTTATATAGGTTCTCCCCATCGTCCCCTCTCCAACCATAAGAACGCACGTTTTTAGTCCACACGCACGAGGTTTTCATTGAAAATTGTATCCCAATCAACTCGTTTTATAGACCTTAGTTGCTCTAATTTTTGAAAACGCTCTCCAGAACATGAAGTCTGTAAATCTTTTATATCTCTAGCTGTTTTTAAACCTACCCCAGGCAAAGCATCTGCAATCTGGCGAGCACTAGCTGTATTGATATTTACACGAACATCTATTGGAAATGTCTCTCTTGTTGTTGGCTTATCTGGACTTGCTCCTTCAGCTTTTAATTCTGCTGTAAGTCTTTCTTCTGTCCTAATTTTTTCGTTAGTAGCATCTAATTGAGGGATTAAATCTACTTCATCCGCATATATAACTTCATCTTGTGCATCTACGCACATCATAATTCCTTCGCCATGTTGGGATATAACTTCAACTAATCCACCTGTAGGCTTGTACTGATACAACATAACTTGATTGTTAACCTCTGATTAGCTTACCAGTGTCAACCTTTGATTTCAACTTTACTTGGGATGATTAGGATGAGAATTATCTATAACTATGGAAAATAAAGCAAAAGCAATACCCACTATTAAGACAAAAGCTAAAAATTGCATAACAATTTAATAATTAATTTAAATATAGACAAGAAAAAAGCGAGCCACAAGGACTCGCCTAATTTTCTTAAAAGTAATTTATATCTTACTCGTCGTTTCCACCTACTTGTGATGCAAAGTCAATGAAACCTTGAACATCATTCCAAGATACAGCAGCAGCAGGACGTAGATAGTTCACACGACATACGATGTATGCAGCGCGACCAGCGTCAGAATCGTCTTGGCTGATGAAAACACCGTCACCAGTCACAGTTGTGTTGGCGGTAGCGTTTAAGTTGTAAACCTTGAAAGTAGTGTCAGAAGTTGCCTGATACATCATTGCATCCGCAAAGTTAGCTTGCGTATATGAAGTACCGATCACTCTGAGGAAAGGTAGGTTTCCGTCTGTTGTATCAGATGTACCTTGTGCAATTCCAGAAGCACCAATAGAAAGACTTGCAGAAGCTGCTTTCAATCCATTAACAGGAGCTGTAGGAATACCCAATGGAGCACCACCATTGTCAGGTCCAAGTAATAGAACCTCAGTGTTGGTACCTTGTAAATCAGCTGTTACAGGAGCTGCAGGAAAACCTGCTCTGTCCTGTGCAGCAGATGGAACATCTTGTGCAACAGCAATAGAAGCACCGTAGATATAAGCAGGACGCTCTGCGCTTCCTTTTACTACGAGGCTTGTACGATCATTACGTACACGATCATCTGTACGACGATCTGGTGAAGGAACAATTAAGTCGAAGCTCTTATTAGAAGCCTTAGCAGCTGTAAGGTTTGTTACCTTTGCATAGCCAATTAGCTCATATGCTTCAACCCCAGGCCATCCGAATACACCTTCATCATTAAATGAGGATAAGCGATGGATCTGGTTACCAGGCTGGAGAATAGCACCAGCAGAAGATTTGTAAGTTGCCATTAGTTATACCTCCTTACTCCGCTACTGTGAAGGCTGTTGTGATGAAGTCCTTGTTCAAGTTCGCGAAACCAGCATAGAGTTGCCATATGAGAATGATAAATCTGCTGAAATCGTCGTTGTTATTAATTAACACTTGAGCATTAGGTCCACCAATACCTACACCGATAGCCTGTGGTCCGAAGAACAGACCTGCAGGAGTTGTTTTGGAACCTGCACCATTTCCATCACCGATATCAGCGGTAATAGACTTAGCAGGGAAGTTTGTAGACTCAAAGAATCTTACTCCTTCAAAGACGAAACCGCTTGGCATGACTGGCTCTCCAGCTACAAACTGGGCTTGGCCAAATTGACCACCAGCGTAGATAGCTTGGTTAGGTTGTCCAGCACCCATAAGAGGAGAACCTTGTCCAGGCATTCCAGGGTAACGAGCAACTTCACGGAAGCCTTGGTCAGCACGTAGATCCTTCATGAATGAAGGGTCAGCGATACATCTGTAGTAGCCGTCTTCAAAGACAGGTACGTGACGCTTACGTAAACTCTTTACAACTTCTAAAAGGTCAGTTTTTACGTTGAACTTAAAGCGCTCAGAAGCATATTCTGTAGCTGTGTAAGCAGTAAGAGTAGTTGAGTTTGTTTTTGCTTTTCCGTTTGGATAGTAGTATCCACCTTGTGAATCAGAAGACTGACCACGAGACTCACTCTTGAATAGTTCGTCAATGAAGACTCTATCTCTCCATCTTCTGTAGTCATCTAAAAGCGTAAGACTACCGATTGACTGGTGGAACATATTAAGGTTCCCAGTATCGAGCAGAAGTCGCTGTGCTGTCATCAACGTCTCACGAGCAATCTTAAAAGTGCTAGGGAGATTTGTGTTGTTTGGATCAGCTGGTCCTGTATACTCACGAAGAGATACGAGAACCTTGTCCTTGACAATAGATCTGCTGTTTGCTGTACCTATGGTTTGATCCTGAGTACGCTCACGGCTAGTCTTAGTGCCAGGATTGCCAAAAAATCTGTAGCGGTCAAGTTGTACTGTCTGTCCCAATGTGTTATCCCGAAAGTTCTTTATCTTTCGGATCAACATCTTTATCATCGATGTTGTTCAGACTATATCTTCATCCAATAATGGATGTAGGGCATTCGTGGAAGCATTACTCAGTTTCCTGTCGGCTTCTAGTCGTTGAACCTTCCAACTTGTATGTTGGCTTGGCTGCTGATTCCCCTTCTATTGACGGGGTTCCAGACAATTAACCCTATTATCTTTTTACTGTTACCAGTAAAAGGCCCAGAGTTTTCTAAGGCTGCTTAGTAAAGTCATGAACAACTACAGGTTCTGCAGCCATTTCAACTATATAAGCTGGATGGGGACGATACAATTCCGCTCCAAGAAGTTTGGGGAAATCGTTATCTATAAACATTAGACGTTTTGGTTGTTACAGCACAGGGCTGTTGATACCTGAGGAATAAATCCTCTAGAACTGGAAAATAAATTCCATTATAAAAATTATAACAAGACTTAATAAACTAGCTTATATAAGTTTGACGTCTATTTAAATTTTATTAAAGTCAGAATAGCCTGTTGGTGGCATATATCCATCAGGTTTTCCTAAAGCACCCATCTGGAGACCACTTGGTTGTAGAGCAGGACCTTTCCCGTTCTGTCTCTTATATTCTTCTGCAGCTTCAACTGCTTGTTGTGCAAGCTCTGGATTCATTGGTTTAAAAAGAAAAGAGGGGCAGAACTAACTACCCCTTATTAAATGTGTTTTATTATTCCATTACAAGGAGCTTCTGACGGAAGACCTCAGGATTTTGCTGGGCAGCATTTAGATACTTCCATGCATTTTGAGGATCTCTATCAGCAGCATTACCGAAGTTATTCCAGAAGTCACTTGGAGTAGCAGCAGCTTGTGGCTGTGGAGGAACAGGCATCTCAGGACGCTGTGGAGCAGCAGCCTGTGGCTGAGCAGGAGCTTGAGATTGGAACTGTTGACCTACTGACTGACGAGCAGGAGCAGGAGCAGCCTTAGGAGCTACAGGATGAGGACCATTAGGACCAAAGAATTTAGTCGTATAGTCAGCTAAAATATTAGGATCTGTGAGAATCTTTGTATAAGCTTTATGCTCCTCATTTAAAGCTTTTAAAAGACCTACTCCTTCCTTTAACTGTGTATCAGTCTTAATAAGTGAATCTTCTATCTTGCATGCATAGTCATTAAGAATTGCTGGAGCATCAGCACCAAAATGATCAATTACTTGAAGACTTGCTGGACTTACCCCGTTTGCCGCTAGTTGCTCCTGTGTTATCCCCGTAGATGTTTGGGAAGAGTCGTTGGAGTAAACCTGGTTGTTCGCGGTTCCAGGCATAGAGGTCGGCTGAACCGGGTTGCTGTATTGGGTTGTCTGTTGGGATGCGTAGTTGGCCTGGCCTGCTGCTGGAGTCTGAGTCGATTGTTGACCCTGGAACGGGAACTGGACTGGTGAACTCAGGAGCCCTACCACCTTGTTGAACGCCTCCTTGTAAGGATTGTCCTGTGGTTGGCTGACCTGAGACTCCTGGTAAGCTGACGGAGTAGGGGCGTATTGTGGTGTCACGCCCATCTGCGCTTGCACTTGTGGAGCTGGTGCCGCCATGGATGGGGAGTTGGCTACCCACTGGGGCGACGTTGCCACTGCTGCTGGTGCCTGAGCCACTGCCTGAGCCGCTGGAGCCACGTAGCTGGTCGGCTGGGTCTGGGATGGTTGGGGTGCCGATTGGGTCGGCGCTACGGTAGCGTCCTGCATAAGTTAATTCCTTCTGAAGTTGCTCTAGTGTTTTATATAAAAATGGTGTGAGATCTAATCTCGGATCTGCAGCCATCGGTAAATTCGGTTGCTGCGGATGTGGTGTTCTCATTTCTTGATTAGCTAAATCAATGAAAGCGGAGAATGCCCTCTGTACCTCTCCTACCATTCTAAACGGATAACCAGATAACATTGTCGCTATCTCGTCGTCAGTTTTGTTTGGAAAGAGGTACTTCAGTGCTTCTATGCTATCAACGCCTAATTCTTGGAGATTTCGTGTAAAGATAGATTGGTTTAATTTATCTTGTGGAGTATCTTCATAAACAGGTCCCATCCAACGCCATAAGATGGTTCTATCACCATCAGGTGCAAGTCCTACAACACCATCGGGAATCTCTCCTGTTTCCAGTGCAAGATCTACTGCTTGTTGTAATTTAACCTCATATTTCATCTTCCCTTTTTCATACTTTTCAACTGCTTTTTCATCAGTTAAGTCTTCAGGAATAATTGGATATTTAATTCCAGAAACAAAAGCAAGTGATTTTCTAAATATTTGTTCTTCTTGGAAAAGTATTAATTCAAAAACTTTACAAATACCATAGGTATATAACTGTAAGCATTTCTTCTTAGCAGTAGCACTAACACGTCCATAAGCCGATTTAATCTCGGTTGCAGTAACATTTGTAATACTTAAGTCATCTATTCCTCCTAAGGCCAGTCTAAGCTCACTACGTAGCTGTTCTGCATACCTTGCTTGATCTGTGCTAACAGCATTAGGTGTAATAAAACCAACACGGTCTGCTGGCTCCAAGTTGGCAATAACTCTAGGTACACGAAGACCTGAACCTGGTTTACCTATATAACCTGGCTGCGTTCTAGTTATTGGATCTTGTTTAAACGTAGAACTAGAAAGAGAAAACTCTGATTGGAAACCTGATTGACTTGAAATACTTGGTCTTTGTACTGCAGCGTCATCTGAATTTTCAACAATATCTTGCTTAGGACGAGAAGAAAGTAATGTTGGATTACCAAAGAACGATAAGTTTGCTCTTATATTCTTAACCATCTCATCATGAGCGATGATTTGATTAGATAACCACTCAAATTCACCTGCACCATCCGTACCAAACGCATCAGGATTATTAAAGACTTCAACACATGGAATAAACTCCATGGTGTTTTCTAAAACTTTCTTATTTTGTGATGCATAACCAATATTTTCTTGGTCAAAAGTTATCTCTTGTTCACTATGGAATTCTTCAATTTCTGTTGCTGTAATACGTAAACGCATATAACGCTTATCTGTATTTAAACCAGCTCCTTTAAATCCTTTTTTAGACTTAACTTTATAAGCATAGATAATGATTACTTCTTCTAAATCACCTTCAGGAGTGTAATAAGTTCTATATGCATCTTTATCAAACCAATAAATACGATATGTTTTTCTTGTAGGTCTTATATAAAATAAGCCTTTTCCATAAGCTAAAAATCTATCCCAAATTGAATCTAATCTTGCATCTAATTTATTAAATTTAATTACTTGTTGAATAAAATCAAATCTTTGAGTTCCTAAATTATCTTGTTGAGGGAAAAATTCGACTCCTTGCCTTATCCCAAACATCTTCATCTGAGATAGATGGGCATTAACCAACATGGTATCAGCAGAGCTATTACCATCTCGATCTATGACCGCTTTTACAATAGAATCGAGTGCGGATTTACTATTACTATCGCTCATGAGTGTTCAGGAATTTAGTCTATTCGTCAATGTTGTAACCAGCATGTAGACGTCTCAAAGTGATAACGTCATCCTCTACTTCAACTTCAAATCTCTCATTAGGCTGAATAGCCATATCATGACAGATCTCATCATTGAGAGGAATTACTGCAGAACCATAAGCATCTTGCTCTAGTTCAATTTTGTAATAACTAGGTGACATTGGAAAGTGGTATTTCTAGTTTAAATCGTCAATACTCTAACTCTAGTTTTCCTCTAGTCATTAATCCATTACACAGCCAAACTAATGCATCCACACAATCGTCATGAGAACTAACACCGAAATTTACAATCTCATCTGTTAACGCAGAAAACTTTCGATACTTATTAAAAACAATTTTTCTCTGTTCAAATAAACCCATGATTCCCCTAAAACGTGCAACTTTATCTCCTCGGAATCCTTTGACAGCATGCCAAAGAACGTTGTACAACCCATGATCTCCTAAACATATTCTTTTAAAATCAGCTTCTAAAGACGCCTGATACGCAACGGCTTCTGACCAAACGTGAATAGAACTACCTGTAGGAAAATAATTATCTCCATCTTTATGAACAACACCCCATTCTTCCATCATTTCCATTAAAGCTTCTAACTTCTCTAGGTTTCCCATAATCCTTATTCTCTTACAATCAATAATATGAATTTTGTTACCAATTCTTCCACCCATTACAAAGACAGTAAAATCATTCTGCTCTCTTACACCAGCTGAAAGATCAACTCCAATACCCATTTCATCAAATTGAGTTGCAATACCTCCTTTAACAATTAAATCTGGAGAAAGAGATAACTCACTAGTTTGTACTATTTGATTCTGATACTGAAAACTAAACGCAACTGGAGCTTGACGTCTTCTATCTCGTAGATAATCCAATGACCACATATCTGGCCAATACGAAATCTCTTCACCGTCCTTATCAACAGTGATTGCAGATTGAACTATCTGTACCCAATCATTAGCTGGAGTAAAAGTACTGTTATGAATATCATCATGTCTAAAACGTGTACCTAGACAAATAGCTCTACCACCTTCAAACATGGTTGGAACAATAACTGAGTTCCAGTTGTCTTGCATAGCTTGGCGAATATCCCTGTTCTTAATATCATCAGCACTTTTAATTGCGTCATCAATAATACAAAGATGAGAACGTTTAGATGTCACAGCACCTTTTAGTCCTGCACAACAAACAGTAAATTCTTCTTCACCAGTAGACTTAATTCCTGCAAACTTCCAATCAATACTCCAATACTCATTTGAATTAATACCTTTAGCAATTTTTACTCTGGGGAAAATTTCACGATAAGCTTTACTCTCATCTATGATTCTTTTAATAGCTGCACTTTTAGGTCGAGCAACATCAACTGTGTAAGAAATATATAAAACTTTTAAAGGTAATTTGTTTAATGCATGTACTCCAACTGTCCAAGCTGTATATAAACCAAGGATTGTTGATTTAGCACTACCCCTTGGAGCCAAAATATCAATATTTGGTCCACCAATACCAACTAAACACTCACTATCTTCTCCTGTGCATAAGTAACGATGCCATTCTTTATGATGAGCTGCAGGAGGTTTATCACCTACAACATCACAAAAATATGCAAAATCTTTTCTTGCACGTTCTACATCAACATTTGATGTTTTTTTAACAACTTGTTGTTTAGCAGCAGCTCTCGCAGTTCTGCGATAAACGCTGTAAATACTTGTACCTGCCATGCACGTAGCATAGCCTAAGAATCTTTAACTTTCTTCCTGTAATATTTTTGTCCAAACTCCCATTGATGCTTCTTGTAATGGACCTTCAATTGGATCATCACGAAAAATAGTTAACATCTCACGCAAAGCTCTATCTGCACCAGCAAGAATCAATCCTTGTTTATCCATTAATACCTTCTCATCTCCTATCTGTTTTATAGAACCTCTCAATTCTTTTTGAAGCATTGCAATCCTTGCAGTACCCATATCTTGTTTAACCATACCCATGTCAATTGCTTGACGTAACTTTGCAATGTCCTCTTGCATATTGTCTATTTCTTGTTCTAATAAAATATTAAAATTACGTTTGTTAAATTTCTTTTGCGACCATTCATCGCATTCAACGATTGTTCCTTTAAAACCAAGGAATCGTGAATATAAATAAATTTGAATTGGGGAAGCTGTTCTTTTACAGAAAGCTAAAAAAGATTGTTTGTCTTTGTCTGTTAAGGAGCTAACCCATTTGTTCATGCTTTGTAGGCTCGTTGTGCTTGGCCGTAATCTCTTGCTTCTTTATAGCGACGGAACATCTCTCTTTGCAAGTCTGTTTCTCTGACTTGCTCACCTTCTGTTACTCTTGTTGCTCGTGTTTCCTGACCTGTCTTTCCAATTGTCTGTCTTGTTTCATCTCCCTCAACTCTTCTTGTTTGTCTTGTTTCATCTCCAGTAGTTCTGATTCCTGCTCTCTGTTCTGCTCCAGTAGTTCTAATTCCTGCTCTCTGCTCTTCACCTTCTACCCTACGAGTAGCTCTTGTTTGTGTCCCTGACTCCGCCATTCCAGCTCTTTGTTCTTGACCAGCAACTCTAGCAGATGCTCTTTGCTGTGTTCCTTGTTCTGCAAAACCAGCACGTTGTTCTTGTCCTGCTACTCTTGCACTTGCTCTAGTTTGAGAACCTTGTTCCGCAAAACCAGCTCTCTGTTCCTGACCAGCTATTCTTGCAGATGCTCTTTGTTGTGCTCCTTGTTCTGCAAAACCAGCACGTTGTTCTTGACCAGCAACTCTAGCTGACGCCCTGCTTTGAGCACCTTGTTCTGCAAATCCTGCTCTTTGTTCTTGTCCTGCAACTCTTGCACTCAAACGTTGCTGTTCTCCACCTACCATTTGTCCTAATCTACTTTGCGCTCCTTCAGCCTGACCTCTTCTTATATCCTGAGTGGTATAAAATTCTCTCTGAATACGATCTAATTCAGCAGCAGTTTCTAAATTTAATTGCTGTTGGGTATTTTGTATATCCATTAATGCAATTTGAGATTGCATAGAAGGATCATTTATCTTTGTAATATCTGTAGTACCTTGTCCACTGGTATTATCATCAGTTGTACCAGTAGCTTGATTTTGGACACTAGTTAAATAATCTTTAGCAAATTGTGTACCTACCTGTTTTACGTCTTCAGACATGTCTATTACTTATTTTTTTCTATTCTACTGAACGTGAATGGTTAACCAGCTACGTTGCGTATACCAGAATAACGACCTAACCCCATGGCTATTGCATTAGCTACATTCTGTTGAGCTTGAGATCTACCAAGTAAAGCACCAACATAATTACTTCGAGCTGAGTTAAATCTCTTCTGTAGTTCACTAGGCATTGTCGTTTCAGCTTGATATCTTCTTTTAGCTATTTCATCATTTATCATATCCGCTAGTTTAGGATAAACCGCCATTAGATATTTAAGTTCTTCATCTCTCTCTATCCGCCTCCTTTCAGCGTTATAGTCATCTTGTATCCTTTGGGTTTCAATACTTTTACGAGTTTTCTCAGGACTTGGGATTGCATCTCCACTTATATCTGCTTTACGTCTTTGCTTTACTATTTCTCTTTGTTGAAAATCTTCTAAAGGTATCCGATCTTGACGATCATAATCATATTTATTGCCAGAAACTAGGTCTCTTAAACCAGCAAGAAATTTACCAAAACCTGTAGGTTGATCAGTTTGAACAAGGATTTCTCTTTGATT